AGAGCATGGTTGGGTCGCCAAGCAAGCGGTGAGTATTGAGGTGGACCAGCGCATCAGCGTGATCGACGCGCTCAGAGCGGCGGATACACGCGTTGATGAGGGTAAAGTGATCGACGTGACGCCACAAAGTGAAAAGCTAACACATGCAGAAACCAATATACAGTCCGGAAGACGAGCAACTGCTGATGACGCGGTTGTGGTCCCCCGCGATTAAAGACGACCCGGAAGCGTTTGTATTGTTCGCCTTCCCGTGGAGGCAGGAGAACACGCCGTTAGCGAAGTACAACGGACCGCGCATGTGGCAGCGCCAGGTGTTGCGCGACATCAAGGCGCACATACAAGATAACAAAGGTAAGGTGGACATGGACACGCTGCGAGAGGCAGTCAGTTCAGGTCGAGGGATCGGTAAATCGGCGTTAGTGAGTTGGCTGATCATGTGGATGCTGTCCACACGGATAGGGTCGAGCGTGATTGTGAGCGCTAACAGTGAGGCGCAGCTACGGTCGGTGACATGGGGTGAGCTAACTAAATGGTCTACGATGATCATCAACGCGCACTGGTGGGAGATCAGCGCAACCAAGCTGCAACCGGCTAAGTGGCTATGCGACATCGTGGAGCGTGACCTACGGAAGGGGACGCGCTACTGGGCCGCAGAGGGTAAGTTGTGGTCAGAAGAGAACCCTGACAGCTACGCAGGGGTGCACAACCATGATGGCATGATGCTGATCTTTGATGAGGCGTCGGGTATTCCTGACGGCATCTGGTCGGTGGGGGCGGGGTTCTTTACGGAGAACATATTAGATAGGTATTGGTTCGCGTTCAGTAACCCGCGACGCAACACGGGGTACTTCTTTGAGTGCTTCCACGCCAAGCGTGACTTTTGGCACACAAGGCAAGTGGACGCAAGGACGGTTGAGGACACCGACAAGCAGGTGTATCGTCAGATCATTGAAGAGTACGGTGAGGACTCAAGCCAGGCGCGGGTTGAGGTGTACGGTGAGTTTCCATCAAGTGGTGACGACCAGTTCATCTCGCCAAGCCATGTGGCTGACGCTGCCGCCAGACCTCGGTACAAGGACGAGACCGCGCCGATAGTGATCGGGGTCGATCCGGCACGAGGTGGGGCGGACTCGACAGTGATCGCGGTGCGGCAAGGGCGTGACCTGGTGGCGATCCATCGGTATCATGGCGAGGACACGATGACGATCGTGGGTCGGGTGATCGACGCCATCGAGCAATACAAGCCAACGCTCGTGGTGCTGGACGAAGGTGGGCTAGGGTACGGTATATTAGATAGGCTACATGAGCAGCGCTATAAGGTGGTGAGAGGGGTGAACTTTGGTTGGAAGGCGAAGAACCCTGTGATGTACGGTAATAAGCGAGCCGAGCTGTGGGGCACGATGAAGGAGTGGCTTAAAACTGCTTCCATTCCGAACGATAGGGCGTTAAAGTCTGATCTGGTTGGGCCTACCATAAAACCCAATTCGTCGGGTACAATTTTCTTGGAAGGCAAAAAGGAAATGAAAGCCCGAGGATTAGCATCACCCGACGCTGCTGACGCACTGGCAGTGACGTTTGCATTTCCTGTCGCGCACCGAGAACAACGACAATTTGACATTAAAACATCAAAACATTATGCTTCCCACCACGCATCAACAAGTTGGATGGGAAGCTAAATGAGTAAACGAATTGATTTTAATGATTATTTAGACAAACAACCTAATGGTTGTTGGCTTTGGACAAAAAGATTTACGCATGATGGGTACGCAGTTGCTGGTACTCGCTATGTACACCGCGAAGTATATGAGTATTATAAAGGTGCAATACCGCCGAATATGACGTTAGATCATCTATGTCGTGTTCGGCATTGTTGCAATCCAGAGCATCTTGAGCCAGTCACTTTACAAGAGAACATTTCTCGCGGAAACTATGGGTGGCGCAGTAAATTGACTCATTGCAAACAAGGGCATGAATTTACGCCAGAGAACACTATTATTCGGCCAACAGGAGGGCGAAACGGCGGTCCTCGTAGAGATTGTCGTGAGTGCGGAAGAATAGCTCAACGCGCATACCAACGTCGAAAGAAGAAATGATGGCAAAGAAAGGTGTGTCACTATCAGTCGGACGTGGTGAGAAGCTGCCAGTGTCTAAGGGTGCTGGGCTGACGGCTAAGGGCCGTGAGAAGTATAACCGCGAGACAGGTAGTAATCTTAAGGCACCCGCACCGAACCCTAAGACCGAGGCAGACAAGGGGCGTAAAGCATCATTTTGCGCGAGAATGTCTGGGGTTGTTAAAAACGCTAAAGGCGACGCCGAGCGAGCTAAAGCATCACTTAAACGATGGAAGTGTTAATGATGGCTACTAAACCTGGACTATACGCTAACATCCATGCTAAACGTGAACGCATCGCTGCGGGCAGTGGTGAAAAGATGCGTAAGCCTGGCACTAAGGGTGCTCCTACAGCGAAAGACTTTCGTGACTCGGCAAAGACTGCCAAGAAGCCAATGAAAGGTAAATAATGCCACTTGTAAAATCAACCAGCAAAGAAGCCTTCCGCAAGAACATTAAGGCTGAAGTTGCCGCAGGAAAACCGGTGAAGCAGGCGGTGGCTATTGCGTATTCCGTCAAGCGTGAAGCTGCTAAAAAAGCACCGACAACAAAGAAAAAATAATGGCAACGCTTAAACAAGATCCTACAGGTATCGAGGGCGCAGGTAAAGTATCTGCACGCGGTGGGCCGGACCAAAAAGACCACCGCGACACGTTGCAACTGATGCGTGATCGACTGCGGCAGGCGATCGGTGCGTACTCGGAAAGCCGTGAGGATGAGCTAGATGACCTGCGATTCATGGCAGGTTCGCCTGATAACCAGTGGCAGTGGCCGCAAGATGTATTAGCAACACGCGGGTCAGTGCAAGGGCAGACAGTCAACGCCAGACCGTGCCTGACAATTAACAAGCTGCCGCAGCACGTAAGGCAGGTAACTAACGAGCAGCGCCAGAACCGGCCAAGCGGCAAAGTCATACCCGTCAATGATCAGGCTGACGTAGAGGTCGCTGAGGTGCTCGATGGCATCGTGCGGCACATTGAGTACATGTCAGACGCTGACGTGGCCTATGACACAGCGTGCGAGAACCAGGTAACTTACGGTGAAGGCTACATTCGTATCCTGACCGAGTATTGCTACGAAGATAGTTTTGATCAAGACATCAAGATTGCTCGCGTACGCAATAGCTTTAGTGTCTATATGGACCCGCTGATCCAAGACCCGTGCGGTGCGGACGCTGAGTGGTGCTTCATTACCGAGGACATGCTCAAGGAAGACTACCAGCGCATGTACCCTAACGCTGCGCCGCTGTCATCGATCATGGCGCAAGGTATTGGTGACCAAGACATCAGTCAGTGGATCACAGAAGATACGATCCGTATTGCTGAGTATTTCTACATCGCGCACAAGCGGGAAACGCTTTACTTGTTCCCTGGCAATAAATCGGTGTTTAAAGGGTCTGTCGAAGACGCTACGCTGCGCTCGATGGGGTTAGTGCCCATACGTGAGCGTCAGGTAGACCGTAAAAAAGTCATGTGGATGAAAACCAATGGCTTTGAAGTGCTTGAAGAACGTGAGTGGGCAGGCAACTGGATACCTGTCGTACGCGTAGTGGGTAACGAGTTCCAAGTTGACGGTCGTATCTTCATTTCAGGCATCGTGCGTAACGCCAAGGATGCCCAACGGATGTATAACTACTGGACAAGCCAAGAAGCTGAAATGCTTGCGCTTGCCCCCAAAGCGCCATTTATTGGTTATGGCGGTCAGTTTGAGGGCTATGAGTACCAGTGGAAGACGGCTAACACGCAAAACTGGCCGTATTTAGAGGTCAATCCAGACGTTACAGACGGCGCAGGATCGATTCTGCCGCTGCCACAGCGTGCTGCACCACCTTTACCTCAAACGGGCCTCATACAGGCTAAAATGGGGGCTTCTGAGGACATCAAAGCTACCACAGGCCAGTACGATGCAAGTCTGGGCCAGGTGTCAAACGAACGTTCTGGACGTGCTATTTTAGCAAGACAGAAGGAATCTGACACCGGTACGTACCACTATGTGGACAATTTAGCGCGTGCTGTGCGCTACGTGACCCGTCAACTGGTGGATTTGATACCAAAAATCTACGACACGCAGCGTATTGCTAGAATTGTTGGTATTGATGGCGAAACCAACATGGTCAAGATTGATCCGACTCAGCAAGAGCCGGTCAAAAAGATCATGGATCAGACGGGCGTGGTAATCGATAAGATCTACAACCCATCAGTAGGCCGTTACGACGTGGTGGTGACCACAGGCCCAAGCTATATGACCAAGCGTCAGGAGTCAATGGACGCTATGTCTCAGATCTTGCAGGGTAACCCCAACTTGTGGGCCGTGGCAGGCGATTTGTTTGTTAAAAACATGGATTGGCCTGGTGCTCAAGAGATGGCAGCACGGCTTCGCAAGACGATTGACCCACAATTGCTTGCTGATCAAGACAATGATCCAGCACTACAAGCGGCGCAGAAGCAGATGGAAGCAATGGCTGCTGAAATGCAACAAATGCACGACATGTTGATGAACGTTAATCAATCGATTGAGGCTCGTGACGTTCAAGTACGTGAATTTGAAGCTAAAATTAAGGCGTTTGACGCTGAAACAAAGCGTATTTCAGCCACAATGCCCGGTATGTCGATGGAGCAAATTCAAGATATTGTGATGGGCACGCTTGCTGCGGCGCACGATGCGGGTGATTTAGTACCTCCGCAGCAGATGCAAGGTCCGATCATGCCCGAGTCAGAGGGTATGGGCCGAGAAGCTGAGATTATGGCCCGCCAAGAAGAAGCTCAACAAGCCAGACCAATGCCTAATGTAGTACCACAGGAAAGCTAGCCATGAAATGCGCTGAATTTGTAGGTATGTTGTTTTTGGCCCGTGATGTTGCCCACTCTGTACACTTAAATACGCGCAGCTACAGCAAACACAAAGCGCTAGGTAAGTTTTACGACGAGATTGTCGATTTAGCCGATAAATTTGCCGAAGCCTATCAGGGCAAACATGGTCTAATTGGCCCAATTTCATTGATGAATGCCGGTAAAACCTCTAACATCCTAGATTTTATGCAAGATCAAGTTGATGAGATCGGAAAAATCAGGTATGAAGTGTGTGATAAGAGCGAAACCGCAATACAAAACATCATTGATGAGATTGTGGGGCTGTACTTAAGTACAATATACAAACTTAAGTTTCTTGCATAAGGAACCAAGATGGAACTTCTTAACCCGATGGGTAAAACCGATTACCCGACCTACACAGCGACAGCCGGTGCTACGGCTGGCAACACGACAGCGTGGGGCGCAGGGCCACAAGGTGTCTTAGTGTGGTGCGATGTAGCGTGTTATGTTGAAGTTGGTGTGGACGCTGTTGCTACGACAGCCAGCACTGCAATCACAGCTAACACACCCATACCTTTTGTTGTGCCTTTGAATACCACTGGTGCTCCGTGGCGTGTTAGTGTTCTGCGGGTTGGTGGCACTGACGGAACCGCTTACTGTAAGCCTATTAACAAGCAATGAGTTACTTTGGCGTTGATCTTAGGAATTCTGTTGCTATAGGTCTGGGGGGTATTCCATCGTTATTTTCTGGCTCTAGAGATGTAACGCCACTTGTGGAAAATTTC